GCAGTTGGAGATGGCGGAGGCGATGGTGGAGGTGGAGATGGTGGAGGCGATGGTGACTACCGTGGCGGTTTCATTGAAAGAAAAAATAGAAAAGTACCAAAGCAAACCAATGCAGTCTCAAAACAAGGATTAGCAGCTAAGAAGAAAAAGAAGCCGACAACCAGCAAGGGACTGGCGGCTAAGAAGAAGTAAATCCCTTATTTGTAATGGCTACCTAATACCTATAGCGAAAGCTATACCACTGTTAGCCCCAAGGAGAAGTTATGAGTGAAGCAATTGTTGTTGATAATACACCCAAGGTTGAGCTTATTAAAACTACGGGTTTTGCTAAGCGGTCTATTCTAGATGAGCGCATTGCAAAAGAGGAGAAAGAACTAGAGTCTTTAAAGAAGGCAGACGTAGAAGAGAAACCTTCTGAAGAAACTAATGAGATGGATGAAGAACCAACCTCTGCAGAAGAGAAGAGTTTTAAGAAACGGTATGGAGATCTTCGTAGGCACAGTCAAAAGCTACAAACAGATCTACAAAGCCAGATTGATACACTTAAAGCCCAACTAGAAAAGAGCACTAAAGAGCAGATTAAGCTTCCTAAAAGTGAAGCAGAATTAAACGAATGGGCTAAGCAGTACCCAGACGTAGCTAAGATTGTAGAAACAATTGCAATCAAAAAAGCTAAAGAACAGTCTATTGGTTTGGAAGAAAGATTTAAAAAGCTAGACGAGTTGCAGGCACAGACTTTGAAAGAACGGGCAGAGGCAGAACTTATGCGCCTACACCCAGACTTTGATAAGATCCGTGAGAAAGATGAATTCCATGAGTGGGTAGAGGCACAGCCCAAGTGGGTTCAGCAAGCTTTGTACGACAATGAAACGGATGCTATTTCAGCAGCACGGGCAATTGATCTGTACAAGGCTGACATGGGACTGGCTACTAGCAAAAAGGTTAAGAGGTCAGAGGAAAAGGATGCAGCAACAAGTGTCCGTACCTCCCGTGCTTCTGCCCCTGAAAGTGAAGAAACCGGAGTATTCCGGGAGTCTCAGGTGGAAAGGATGTCTGCCCAGCAGTACGAAGCTTTACTGCCAGAGATTGAAACTGCAATTAAATCTGGTAAATTTGTTTATGATTTGTCAGGTGGAGCACGGTAAAAACTTGACAAACCCAGAAAAGTCAGTATAACTCTGGGTACACGAATGTACTTTTGCTGTTTTAGGGTGAACGGGTAACCCCCTTCTGATTTTCAGATAGCCCTTTTTCTTTGTATCTTCTGCCGCTGCCAACAGCCAACCAGAACAATACAAAACTTGTAGCGCAAAACAACGAACACGGATATACCTGAACAATTGTCAGCCCGTTATATAAGAGGGGGCACCTTCTACTATAACGCACCTAACGATGTCAGCCTCTGGTGGTAGTGTTTAAGCGTATTAATTTGGTTCACATGGGGTGAACTTAAATTACTTTACTTTTTCATTGTCTACTAGGAGGACATAATCATGGCATTTAAAACCGCCGCTGGTTACGGTAACCTGCCGAATGGTAACTTTTCCCCAGTTATCTATTCCAAATCCGTACAACTTGCATTCCGCAAGGCTTCCACTGTTGAAGCAATCACAAACTCTGACTACTTTGGCGAGATCGCCAGCTTTGGTGATAGCGTTAAGATTATCAAAGAGCCAGAAGTTACTGTTAAAGACTACGCTCGTGGCACACAGATCACAGCACAAGACCTTGATGACGAGGACTTCACGCTTGTTGTCGATCAAGCTAACTACTTTGCATTTAAGCTTGACGATATCGAAGCTGCTCACTCACATGTAAACTTCATGTCCATGGCATCTGATCGTGCAGCTTATCGCTTGCGTGACCAGTATGATCAAGACGTTCTTGGCTATCTCTGCGGCTTTGAGCAGTCATCCAAAAACACAAACGCAGGCACAGCACGTACAACTGCTCCCGGAACAAAAGCTGTTTCTACAGCAGGTTCAGATGAGTTGTTGACTTCGATGAAGCTTGGCAAAGCCAGCTTTGGTAACATCACAACAACTGGTGCTACGACAGCCCATTCGATTCCTATTGCTCCACGTTTCCCCGGTGCAACAGCAGCGTCTGGTGCAACAGTTTCCCCGCTTGCTATCATTGCTCGTATGGGTCGCCTGTTGGATACACAGTTTGTTGACACAGCAGGTCGCTGGCTCGTTATCGATCCAGTATTCCTTGAAGTCCTTAAGGATGAGGACAGCCGTGTATTGAATGCAGATTTCGGTGGATCGGGCCTGTTGAACGGTTTGGTTCTCAACAACCTGCATGGTTTCAAAGTCTATGTTTCCAACAACCTGCCCAAGATTGGTACAGGCCCGGGAACAACAGGCACAGCAAACCAGTCTTCGAACTTCGGTATCATTGTTGCTGGTACTAACGCTGCTGTAGCAACTGCCCAGCAGATTACTAAGACAGAGAGCTATCGTGATCCTGATAGCTTCGCTGATATTGTGCGTGGTATGCACCTCTATGGTCGCAAGATTTTGCGTCCTGAGGCAATTACCCTTGCTCGTTACAACGTGGCTTAAGGAGAAACATAAATGGCTACATTTGACCTAACCCTTGGTTCTACCAAGTCTTCTACAGCTGCTGACAGCATTGCTGCTTTACCTGATGTACGCAAGCAAGCATACATGGTTGAGGCAACATTAGATATCAGCAAGATTGCAAGCTACACCTGTACAAACGGCGATGTTTTTCAGGTTCTTGAAATCCCTGCTGGCACCTTTATCGTTGCTGCTGGTGCAGAAGTTCTAACAGCTTTTGACGGAACTACGCCTACAGTTGATATTGACTTTGCTGCTGGTGATGATATTGTTGACGGACAGTCTGTTGCTTCAACAGGATATCTAGCTGCCGGTTCAAACGGCGGTGCTAACAATACAGCACAATCCACTTTTACTCAGTTGGTTACAACAACAGACACAATCGATGTCAAATTGATCTGTGCTGCTGCTAACGTAACTGCTGGTGTACTGCGTGTTTATGCAATCGTTGTCGATGTTGATGGCGTTGCAGAAACTGCTGCTGAAGTAGATCGTGATCAGCTTGCTTAATAGGTAAGTTGTAAGGGGCGGTACCTCACAAGGGTGCTGCCCCGTTTTATATTTATGCATTTAAAAGCAAATCAAATTCATTTCCCAGACAGGCTGATAAAAGTAAAACTGTCGGATACTAAAAACACATACGGAATTGAACCAGAACAAAAGTGGATTGCAGCTTTATTTGATTCGATAGACAAACGTGGGATGTTGCATCCCATTTTAGTATGTAAAGAAGAAGCATTAAAAGATGGTGGGGATTTAGATACCCTCATAAAAGCACCAATAGAATTTTTAAATGTTCCTTGGCGAGTAGTAATAGGGAACAACAGATACCACTACGCACTAGATAAAAAGTATAAGAGCATAGATGCGTATGAGATTAAGACAAAAGAAGATTACCAATTATTACAGGACACCACTGTACTAGAAGCGCACCAATTCTAAGGAATAATAATGGCGTATGACTTTTTAGGTTTAGTTAATGATGTTAATAAACGGCTTAATGAAGTTGAGTTAACGTCATCTAACTTTGCAGCTGCTGCTGGATTTTATGGTCACGCTAAAGATGCAGTCAATGCTGCCCTTCAAGACATTGACCAACAGCAGTTTGAGTGGCCTTTTAATTTTACAAGTCAGAACGTAACACTAGTGGCGGGAACAACTCGCTATGCTCTTCCCGCTAATTGCAAGTCTCCAGATATGGAGAGCTTTCGTATTCAGTTTAATAGCACATTAAATGTAGCCACAACTAAATTACAAAAAATTACATACGATGACTATCTAAAAAGATTTGTTGATCAAGAATACAACACTAGCACAGGAATAAGAACTGTTCCTCTTTACGTATTTCGTGCTCCAAATTTATATTTTGGAGTAAGCCCTCTACCCGATCAAGCGTATACACTAACATACGAATACTATAAAGCCAATACAGATCTATCTTTATACAGCGATGTGCCGGTTGTTCCAGAGGCGTATCGTCACGTAATTATTGACGGTGCAATGTACTATGCTTATATGTTTCGTGGAAACACGCAAGATGCTGTTGTCATGAAAGAGAAGTTTAAAGAGGGCGTAAAGAGTATGCGTACCATCTTGATCAATCAATATGATTATGTAACTTCTACAATGATTGAAACAACACCTAGAGTTTCCTATGTTTACAGGATTGCCTAATGCCTGACCGTTGGTCAACGTATGCTTTTGATTTCAGAGGGGGGCTAATAAGTGACTTGTCACCTCTGCAACAGGGCATTAAACTCCCGGGTTCAGCAAGAATTTTACGGAACTTTGAACCTTCCATTGAGGGGGGTTATACTCGTATAGCTGGATACGAGAAGTATGACAGTGCTTTTGTTCCTGCTTATGGAGAACCGAAAGTACACGGCGGTAGTCAGACAGGAACTACTTTAATAATAGGCAACCTGTTTCAAGAACCAGTTGCAGGTTCAACACTTACTATTGCTGGTGTAACTGGTACTTATACGATTGCATCCGGTGGTGTTTCTTATAGCGCAACAAATAAACGTGCTACGTTAACTCTTACAACAAGTCTTGCTAGTAGTCCTGCGGATAAAGCTGCAGTTACTTTTACAAGTCAGACAGGCTTAATAACAGGACTTGCTACATGGAACAGCAATGTAGTTGTAGTTCGTAACAATAGCGTTTATAAAGGAACAGGATCAGGCTGGACTAGAATTAATGTTCCGTCTTATGGAACTGTACTAGTAAACGGTGGAAGTCAAACGGGTGGGTCTTTAATAGTTGATGGTTTGACTGGGATACCCCAAGCTGGAGATACCTTTACTGTAGCCGGGATAGATTTAATTTATACCGTACTAACAACAGCAACGGTAACAAGCGGGGGAGCTACACTATCGATAAGCCCCAATCTAGCAAGTAGCCCTGCAGACAATGCTGCTGTTACTTGGCTAACTGCGAATAGAACAGCAACAACAAAAAATAGATTTGCTAAGTACAGGATTGGAACGACAGAAAAGATTGCTGGTGTAGACGGTACAAACTATCCTTTTATATATGACGGTACTACTTACACACAATTAAATAGCGCACCTTCTGACGTACTTGGTGCAGAACATGTTGTATTTTTTAAAAATCAAATGTTCTTTGCTAAAGGGGATATATTAACTTTTACCTCCCCGTATACCGATAGTGACTTTAATTCTGCAAATGGTTCTGGTGTAATAAGTGTTGGAAGTAAGATTACTGGGATTGTTTCCTTCCGTGATCAGCTTATTATTTTTGCAGAAGAAAAAATAGACAGGCTTACTGGGAACACAATAGCAGATTTTGTATTGCAGCCCATTACCAGAAATATGGGTTGCGTAGATACAGATACAATTCAAGAGGTTGGCGGGGACTTAATGTTCCTTGGCCCAGACGGACTCCGTCTGCTAAGCGCCACAGACCGTATTGGAGATTTTAATTTAGCAGTTGTTTCTAAATCGATTCAAAAAGAAGTTACAGATGTTACAGCAGCTAACTCTTCCTTTTCTAGTGTAGTCATAAAGAAAAAATCTCAGTACCGTTTGTTTGGTTATAAGTCTACCATTTCAGCAACAAGTGCTACAGGAATTTTAGGAACGCAGTTAGCAGGGACAGAAGGAACTTACTTTGGTTGGGCAGAACTTCGTGGAATAAAAGCATACGTAGCAGACAGTGATTATAATTTAAGAGTAGAGATAGTAGTATTTTCTAACGAAGATGGCTACGTGTATAAAATGGAAAGTGGAAGTAGCTTTGATGGAAGTGTAATACAAGCAACTTTTGCTACTCCGTTTGTACCTGCTGGAGATCCAAGGGTACGTAAAGCTTTTTACAAGTTGGTTTTATACATTGATCCTACCGGCAGTATAGATGTTGATACAAACTTAAAATTAGATTTTGATGAGTTTGGTGTAATTCAACCTAACACAATAAAACTATCAAATTCAACTGGCATAGTTTATTTTTATGGTTCTTCTACAGCTACGTATGGAACGTCATTATACGGAACAAAGTTAAAGAAAGTATTTCAAACTCAAGTGGTTGGTTCTGGGTTTACTGTATCTCTTCAGTTTGATTCTACCAGTGTAGATCCTCCGTTTACTCTAGACGCAGCAACATTAGAATTTTCTACTTTTGATAGGCGATAATCATGGCAGGATATGTTCGTAACGACACATTAAATAATATTGCTAACGGCAACGTCATTAATGCTGCTGACTTGGATGGTGAATTTGATGCGATAGTTGCAGCATTCCACGCTTCAACTGGGCACGTTCATGATGGGACAGCAGCCAACGGAGCACCAATCACTAAGCTTGGTCCTTCTCAAGAGTTTGTAGCTAGCAGCAGTGACTTTGGCCCCAAGACAGACGATACATATGATCTTGGAAGTGCTACATATCAATTTAAAGATGCTTATATTGATGGAACTGCATACGTAGATGCCATTGATTTAAATGGCACAGCAATCACAGCAACAGGCACGGAGATTAATTATCTTAGTGGTGTTACTTCTGCAATCCAAACACAGTTAGGAAATAAGCAACCATTAGATTCTGAGTTAACAGCTATTGCTGGTCTTACTTCTGCTGCCGATAAGGTTCCTTACTTTACAGGTTCTGGTACTGCAGCTGTCGCTGACTTTACTTCCTTTGGTAGAAGCTTAGTTGATGACGCTAATTCCTCTGCAGCACGTACAACTTTAGGTTTGGTAATTGGAACGGATGTTCAAGCTTATGACCCACAGTTAGCAGATGTTGCAGGCTTAACCCCAACAGACGGTAATTTTATTGTTGGTGATGGTACTAACTTTGTAACCGAATCAGGATCTACTGCCCGTACTAGTCTTGGTCTTGGAACTATAGCAACTCAGGATGCAAGTAATGTCACTATTACTGGTGGTTCTGTAACTGGTATTACGGATCTAGCGGTAGCTGATGGTGGTACTGGTGCAAGCACAGCAGCTAATGCTCGTGTTAATCTACTTCCATCATATACTGGGAATGGCGGTAAAGTTTTAGCTGTCAATGTTGGTGCTACAGACACAGAATGGATTACGGTTGCTACTGGTGGCGGTGGTACAGGTGACGTAATTGGACCGGCTTCTTCTACCGATAACACTGTTGTTCGCTTTGATGGGACCACTGGTAAGATTATTCAAACCAGTGGTGTAACTATCAATGACTCTAATGAGATCACTACTGGTGTATGGAAAGGTACTGAGGTTGGTGTAGCTTATGGTGGTACTGGAGCATCAACACTAACTGGTATTATTAAGGGTAACGGCACTAGCGCCTTTACTGCTGCTACTGCTGGCACTGATTATCTAGCACCTGCTGCTATTGGTACTACAGTGCAAGCGTATGACGCTGAGTTGGCTGCTCTTGCAGGAGTTACAAGTGCTGCAGATAAAGTTCCATACTTTACTGGGTCAGGCACAGCAGCAGTCACAGACTTCACATCTTTTGGTAGAAGTCTTGTAGATGATGCAAATGCTACTGCAGCACAATCAACGCTTGGTTTAGTTATTGGAACTAACGTACAAGCATACGATGCTCAGCTTGCTGATGTTGCAGGATTATCTGTTACTGATGGAAACTTTATTGTTGGCAATGGGACTAACTTTGTAGCAGAGTCTGGAGATACTGCTCGTACAAGTTTAGGTTTAGGTACTACAGATAGCCCACAGTTTACAGCAGTTAGTATAGGCAATGGAGATACCACAGTTACTAGGGTATCTGCTGGAGTAATTGCAGTCGAGGGCAGCAATGTCCTACTGGCATCCAACATTGGAACTTCTGTTCAAGCTTATGATGCTCAGCTTACTGACATTGCCGGTCTGACCCCGACAGATAACGGCGTAATAATTGGTAATGGCAGCAACTTTGTTGTTGAGTCTGGGGCCACGCTCAAGACTTCTCTTGGCCTGACAATCGGTACTGACGTACAAGCCTATGACGCAGACACAGCTAAGACTGACGTAGCCCAGACATTCACAGCTGCACAGACATTTAACTCTGGCAACTTAAAACTTGCTGGCTCAACTAGCGGAACATCTACGCTTAATGCTGCTGCTGTTGCTGGCACAACCACGATAACCCTGCCGGACATTACTTCAACTCTTGGGTTTAGAAATATCCCCCCGGTAGGAACTAAGACAGGCTCTTATACTCTTGCCACCACAGATGTTGGTGAGTATGTTCAGGTAGGCTCTGGTGGCTCAATCACAATCCCAGACGCTACGTTTGCTGAGGGTGACGCAGTATCAATCTTCAATAACACTTCTGCTGGCATCACAATTACCTGCACAATCACAACCGCCTATATCGCTGGCACAGATTCCGACAAAGCAACTGTGACCTTGGCTACCCGTGGTGTGTGTACGGTACTGTTTATCTCCTCGACCGTCTGCGTCATCACAGGGAACGTGTCATAAATGACCGGCATCTTTCAGATTCTTCTTGCAGGGCAAGGCGCTGCTGGAATTCTTGCTGACTACCTAGTAGTA